TTACTGAGCAGAAATAAACGTCCATCCATCTTCGCGTTCATCGTGGTACATCTCCGTCATCGCTGCTGATTTATGCCCCAGCAACTGTTGAGTATCGATCCCCTGTTTTTCGTATAAACGTTCCGACAAAGAGCGTTGTTCATGGAACGACGTCGGGGTTTTTCCTTCGGGTGGAACAATACCGACATGGTCACGGCAACGTGCAAACATGGTGCTCGCTGTGGCTTTGTTGATTGGATCGCCTGACCTGTATTTCTTCGTCGTTCTGATATGGTGGACGAGGTAAGGACTCAAAGCATTATCCCGGCATCTATCAACTACTTCTGCTAGTGACAGGCCAATTGCCTCGCAACGAAGAGAAAGGGGAAGGGCGAGCTTCGCACCTGTTTTTCCCTGCTCGACGTATAAATACCCGTCCTTGATATCCTTAAATTTCATCTTCAGGATATCCGATAAGCGCTGCGCGGTGACGATGGCCAGCAACAGCGCATTAACGGCCCAGGGGGATTCATGCTTTTTAGCATGCTCGAAAATGAGCAGCCAGTCTTCCAGCTTCAGACGCGCACGGGTGACTTTTATCTGAGGTTTTCGTGTTGCTATGACTGGGTTGAATCCAGGGGGGACTTCACCTGCAAACTGTGCTTCTTTAAAAATATCAACCCAATCTGATCTGATGTTCTTGGCCTGACTGAATTTACCCTGATCTATAAATTCCTCAAGAATTGCGGCCATCTCGCGCGAGCCGACTTCTTATAACAAAAACTTGATCCCCCTCAATTTGAAAGGGATTATTAGGACCTTTGGTCATATGTTTAGGTTATGTTTACCTTGTGATGCATAGGATTCGCTCAATAAACGGATGTTGGTGCGGTTTTTACTGCATTCTATGCGATACACCACTAGGTGCGACAGGATAAGGAGGTTGTTATGGCTGGTGCTATTGGCTTCAATCTACCCACGTTGATGTCAGGGCGACAGAGACTTGAAAAGGCGCTCGAAGACAATAAGGGAAAGTATAAGATAAAAATGGATGGCTCCATTGTTGTGGATTTCAACAATGAGGCGGTCAAGAGTAAAGTTCGGGAGTTAATCGTCCAGCTTGAAAACATCAAGCCTGAGGACTCCTGACCAAAATGAGCGCAGTCATAATAGCAATTGCTTTGATAAGTGGTTACATTTTTGCCAATCTGTCATTGTCAGCTCGTTATAAGTTTAAGCGTGCTGAAGGATGGGATGCTTATTTTTACCTGGCAACGTGGGGCGTGGTATTCACAACCGTTGCCTGGGTTATTTGTACTTTCTTAAATATGCGAGGGTACTTTAGGCTCATTCATGATATCTGCGTTAGCTCTGGTTTTTTTGAGCACGCCGATTTTCAGCGGGTGATACCCATTGCATTCACGGATAAAGCTGAGGCAATAACTGAAAAGGCATTGTTTGATAATGTCAAATATGCCTTTTTTGGTTTGACATCAATGACAATAGCGGGAACGCTGGGTGGCCTGTCGTACTTAATTCATTTATGCAGGCCGGTATTTAGAATGCAAAGGCTTTCAAAAGCCGTTTCGCACAACCCAGTTGAATCAATGGTGATACAGGCATATATAAGTCAAATGCCATTGATGTTCTCTACAAAGTCCAGAAAGTTTTATATAGGAATTGTGCATTGCCCGAAATTTGAGCGCGCAAAAGTAACCCATATTAGATTGTTGCCTCTTCTAAGTGGTTATAGAGCAAATTCGACACTTAAGGCTAGGGTTACAACAAACTATAAAAATTTCTATATAGAGTCAGGTATTTCAGGAAATGTTTCTGGCGGGCAGGTAACAATGGATGATTTCGAAGTGGTCTTGCCAGTAGAGGAAATTACATCATTGTCCTTCATCGATTTGATTACTTTTGAGCAATTTAGAGAAATCGAAAAAAATGAGCGTTCCGCCAGAAAAACAAACTAATAATGGCCCTTTAGCTCAGCTTGGTTAGAGCGAGCGACTCATAATCGCTAAGTTGCTGGTTCAAGTCCAGCAAGAGCCACCACTCAAGTCTTTTCGGTCTGCGAAGAAGGGGAATCCTGGAGTGACCGGAAAGCAACTCTCTTTTTGAATGAGCGCTGTTTTTTTTGCAAAATTGCTGTGCAAGAAAACCTTCTGGTTCAGCGCTCATCCAAAAACCTCTAGCTTTATTTTCATCTGGAAATCACACTACTTCCGCCCTTTAAAACAGGGGTTTGTTGTGTGGTGTGCTCCCTTGTTATCATGAGAAATCAACGTTACTATCGAGGTCAGTTATGGAGAACAGGGCCGAAAAAGAAAAGCCACTGATTGAGAACCCTGAAGTCATTACGGGTGAACACTTCCTTGATATTGATGACGAAATGCTAACCTTTCTTGAAAGGCATGGCGAAGAGTGCATTAAAGGAATAAATGAATCGACAAATATTAACAAAGAAAATGCCTACAAGCTTTTGAGTATTTTAATAGTTGGCATAGGTTCATCCTTCGTGTTTTTGACTCAGAATAAGCCACCTATGTTCCTCGCTGTTGGTTTGGTTACTTTTGTTGCTTATTGGTCAGTTTGTGCAATGGTGCTTGTTAAAAAAGTGTTGTCTGTAAGGGAGCGTGTATTGATATCAGCATCTCCATATGATCTTTATCATAAAGACTGGAAAGGATTTAACGATAAGGATTATGAGTATTTCGAGTCGCATGGCTTTTCTGCCGAAAGAACAACATTGGGGATTCTACGGAGGTACCGTCTGCGCGAGATGACAGATATAGCCAAACTGCATCAAATCGAAAACGCAAGAATCAGTAAAGAATTAGAAAGAGTGAGGATATACACGATCCTCACTCCAGTTATAGCGCTTAGCCTTTCAGGATTCGCTTACCTTTTTGTGTGACAATATCGGCAGAATCATTTACGGCTACCCAACCAGTACGAAGATTCCTTTCCGGTGTAGGAGCCGGTGCAGGTTTCTGTTGCTGATTGGTCTGCGGCTTATTCCCTTCAGAGCCGCCATTGGGTTTATTACTCATTAATTTCTCCATAATTGATAGTTGCAGCGCGTAACCTCATACTTGATACATCAAAATGCCCACATAGAAATGGAGCAAGATCAATAAATTAAAAGGCGTTGCTAAACAGAACTGAAACCAATAATCACTACCGCCTCTCAAGGCGGTTTTTTTATGCCTGCAATCTGGGAGGAATCATGCAGAACTACACCCCGCCAGGGGGCTGGGGTCCGGTACTTCATTTTTTACATGAGAACAGGCTGGCATTGCAGGGCGCTTTGACAGCGTTCTTTATTGCCTTGCTTTTCTCATTGTGGGACGGGGGAGCCTGGCGCCGCTCATTCACTGCTGGGTTTATCTGCGGATTCGTCGCAATAGCAGTGGTGAGTTTTTTTGAACAGCTGGGCGTATCAGACATGGACTGGTCTTTTGTTATTGGGGCCGCTGTCGGTGGTGCTGGTGTAGACCGCTGCCGTTCTCTAATTAACGCGGCTGTGACGTTATTTGCAAGTAAGAAGGGTATTAACGATGACAAACAACTTTAAGTTTTCCCAGCGCAGTGAAAACAACCTTAAAGGGGTAAAGCCACAGCTGGTGGCTGTTGCTCGCCGTGCGCTTGAATTGTCCTCGGTGGATTTCGGTATTACCGAAGGTCTCCGCACTCAGGAACGCCAGAAGCAGCTTTACGCTGAGGGTAAAAGTCAGACCATGAACAGCCGACACCTTGCCGGAGAAGCCGTTGACGTTGTTGCCTATTTAGGCGGTACTGTTTCATGGGATTTTCCGCTTTACCGGAAAATTTCTGAGGCGTTCAAGCAAGCCGCACAGGAGTTAAACACCCCTATTGAATGGGGCGGTGACTGGAAAACGCTGGTTGATGGTCCGCATTTTCAGCTTAAACGTTGAGGTGTTATGAGTCGAAAGCATTGGACGCTCAGACAGCCGCGACACGGCGCAAAACTGGCACTGGTTGCAATACTGGCGCCTTTTTTATTGGTGGGCTGTGTTAGTCTGGACTCTATGGGGGAATGGTTCGAGTTAGCATCTGAAACATGTCAGATAATTGAACACGTAAAAAAGTGCATCAATGAAATGTGAGTGCAGGCTGTAAATCTACTTGTACAATGAAGAAGTGGCAGACGTATCGGGTACGCCTGCCGGAAGCTTATTTACTACGGTTCTTATCTGCTTCTTTTTGCGCTGGTGTACGGTCATTGCCTGTATTGGTTCGATGGTCGTGTGAACCATCTTTTTTCTGTTTGCCCCCGGAAATCACTCCTTTGCGAGTCGATTCTGAATCAGAGTTCTGCAAGAAATCAAATAACCCCATGATTATCCCCTAGATGATTGAAAAGTAAATTTAAGCATGAAGAATTCATATCTTCATTTGCGCTCACGGTCATTCTAGTTTTTTAACCATTGAGTTTGGAGGGTTATTTTTTAGCTATTTGGGATTTGTTTAACTTCTCTCACGTTGAAACCTGAAAAACATAAACGGAGCAATATGAACGATAAGCTGAAGATCGTATATCGCCCGTTAAAGGAACTAACGCCATATGCGCGAAACGCCCGAACCCATAGCGGTGAGCAGGTAGCGCAACTGGTTGCCAGCATAAAGGAATTTGGCTGGACGAATCCTGTATTGATTGACGAGAACGGCGAGATCATCGCTGGTCATGGTCGCGTTCTGGCTGCTGAGGTCATCGGCATTGTTTCCGTGCCGACGATAAAGCTGACTGGCCTGACGGAAGAGCAAAAACGCGCGTACCGGCTTGCAGATAATAGACTGCCACTGAATGCTGGCTGGGACAGTGATCTGTTGAAGCTGGAAGTGAGTGATTTGCTGGATGCGGATTTTAACCTTTCCCTGACGGGCTTCACCCAACAGGAGATTGATGATCTGCTGGTGGTTATCGAGCCGCCTGGAGGCGATGACGATCCGTACACCACGAAGATTGACTCACCTGTTTACGAGCCGTCTGACATTGTTCCTGAGGTCGGGGAGCTGTACGACGAGGAAAAAACGAAGGCGTTACAGTCACAGATTAAATCGGCTGGCTTACCTGCTGACGTTGAGAAATTCCTGTTGAGTGCTGCGGAGCGACACACGGTTTTCAACTTCAACAAAATAGCGGACTACTACGCCAGCGCGGGGGCAGAGGTTCAGGCTTTGTTTGAAGAGTCTGCACTGGTGATTATCGACTATGAAAAGGCCATAGAGGGCGGATTCGTTCACCTTACGAAAAAGATGGTCGATATCGTTTACAGCGAAGAGGGCGAAAATGCGTGATGATTTCTGCGCGTTCATCCTGACCAACGGACGGCCAGAAAAAGTTTACACATATAACCTGCTTAAACGCTCCGGTTACACGGGCAAGATATTCATTGTGATCGATGATGAAGATAAAACCCGTGATCAGTACCTGGAGAAATTCGGCGACAAGGTTCTGATTTTCTCCAAAGAGGATATCGCCAGCCGGTTCGATGAAGCGGATAACTTCGGAGACAGGCGCTCCATTTTTTACGCCCGTAACGCCTGTTTTGAGCTGGCGGAGAAAGTGGGCTGTAAATACTTCATTCAGTTCGATGACGATTACAAGGAATTCCAGTTTCGCGTCGATAAGAATCTGGACCGCACCTACAGGCTGATTGCTAACCTGGATGATGTTTTGAGCGCGATGCTTGATTACTACATCAGCATTCCCGCGACCACTATCGCTATGGCGCAGGGTGGCGATTTCCTCGGAGATTCGAACAATGCATCTTGGCTGAAGCGTAAGGCGATGAACAGCTTCATTTGCTCCACTGACAGGCCGTTTGCCTTCATGGGCCGAATAAACGAGGACGTAAGCACCTATGCGACGCTCGGGCGCCGTGGGGCGTTATTTATGACGGTCGGCGCTGTGCAATTGCTCCAGCAGCAAACGCAGAAAAGCGGCGGAGGAATGACGGAGCTTTACCTTGCCTCCGGTACTTACGTAAAAAGTTTTTACTCGGTGATGCACGCTCCCTCATGCGTCAAAATTTCCCTGATGGGTTCAACCCACAAGCGTATTCACCATCAGGTGAGCTGGAACAACGCCGCGGTAAAAATTCTCCGCGAAAAATATAAAAAATCCGCTCCTGAAAAAATCGGGGGTGGAAAATGATCCCTTATGCCGAAGTTGAGTCGCTCGCCGCATGCCGAATGAGTGAACAGCAAATTGCCGATGTACTGGATATCAACCTTCCGGAGCTGAAGAAACAGCACAGCGAGATTTCTCAGTTCCGCGAGGCCATACGCAAAGGCAGGGCAAAGGGAGAGGCACAGATAAGAGCCGCCTTATACCGGAAAGCGAAAAGCGGTGATGCGCGTGCTTACCACGAATTACTGAGGCGGGAGAAAGAACAGGGCGGTGACTGATGAACGAAACGGACTGGGGGCCATCAGACGCGAGTATGAAACTGATGGTACATCGGCCCGTAAGCTGGGAAGAAAGTACGGCATCAGTCATACCACGATAAACAACAAAATCAGGGATGAAGGCTGGATACAGGGAGAGAAAAAAGATTCCACGGAGAAGGTTTCCACTAAAAAAGTTTCCACAAAAAAAATGGAAACTAAAAAAGTGGAAAAACGGAAAGTGGAAAGTGGAAAATCCAGCAAGAAACCTGATGAACGGGTTCCAAAATTATCCACAGAAAAAAATAATTCTGAAGATTATTTTCTTAGCTTCAACCCCGCTAATTTCGGGCTTTCAGAAAAACAGGGAATTTTTGCTGAGAACGTCGCGGCAGGAAAAAAACTTGTCGATGCGTACCGGATTGCTGGTTACAAAGGGGAGGGTTCAGCGGCATATGTCACAGCAAGCCAGCTCCTAAGAAATCCTAAGGTTTTTCGTGCAGTAAGTTTTCTCAGAGATAAACGCCAGCAACGTCTTTCACTCACCGAAGAAGAAATCATTCACCAGCTCTCTGCTATCGCCAGCGCTAACCCAAATGAACTCGTTCAGTATCGCCGTGTTAACTGCCGGTATTGCTGGGGTGAACATCATCTTTATCAGTGGCGGGATATTGAGGAATTCGATAAGGCGGCAGAGAAGGCCAGTAATGATGGAAAAGAAGAACCGGAATACGGTGGCCTCGGATTCGTCGAGACGGCTTTCCCCAATGAAGAATGCCCTAAATGCAGTGGCGAGGGGGTTGGACAATTTCACGCTGCCGATACCTCCCTGCTGGAGGGTGACGCTCGCTGGCTTTACGCAGGGGTTAAGCAAACCCTTAACGGCTTTGAAGTTCGCATGGCTAATCAGGAGGCAGCACGCCGGGACCTCCTGAAAATAATAGAGGCCAGAAAAAATTGGGCGGCGAAAAAAGAAGGCGAAGATCCAGAGCAGAAGGAAAACGACATCACTGATGAACAGTTGAATGATGCTTTGCGGGGTTTAGGTTATGGCAGATTTAGCGATCAACTCTCAGACAGGGAAACACCACCAGAGGACCACGAATAAACGGGAGCTGACGAACAGGCAGATCCTGGAGGGATTTAAAAAAAGGGCAGTAGAAAAAGCGCGGGAGTCGATGCTGGATTTTACGCTCTACACCCATCCGACCTATGAAACGGGTTGGTTCAACGAATTAATTTGCCTTGAGCTGGATAAATTTCTGGAGGACGTGGAAAAAGGCCTGATGCCGCGCCTGATGATTTTCGCTCCTCCGCGTTCTGGCAAAAGTGAACTGGCCTCTCGTCGATTCCCTGCAAAGGTGCTGGGGAAACATCCCGACTGGAACGTGATTTCCTGTTCGTACTCTTCTGACCTTGCAGAGCGTATGTCACGCGACACGCAACGCATTATTGAAAGTGAGCGTTATCGTGACGTGTACCCTGATACATGCCTGGCAAACGCCCGTACCGGCGCTATCAGAACGGCGGCGTTATGGGAGATGGTAAACAGTAAAGGCGTGCTTCATCCTGGCTCATACCGTGCTGCTGGCGTTAACGGTGGTATCACTGGTCAGGGTATGCAGATCGGTATCATCGATGACCCTGCAAAGGATTACAAAACCGCATCTTCTCCGGTGTACCAGGAAACAGTCATGGACTGGTACGACACGACATTTTTCACGCGTGCTGATCCGAAATTAAACGGCGTCATCATCATCCTTACTCGTTGGCACAAAGACGATCTGGCAGGTCAGCTTCTGAAGAAAGCGAAGGAAGGCGGCGAAGAGTGGCGGGTAATCAGTTTCCCCATGGAAGCCGAAAAAGACGAATACCACGAACTGAACGGGAAAAAATATGCGCTGAGAAAAAAAGGCGAAATTCTTTTTCCTGAGCGTATGCCTCAGGCCTTTGTGGAGAAGTGCAAACAGCGCGGATCACTGGTCTGGAATGCGTTGTACCAGCAACGGCCAGCGGCGAAAGGCGGTGGCCTGATTAAATCGGCGTGGTTCGGGGAGTATACCCAGCTTCCGAAACTGAAGTGGAGAGCCATTTACGCTGATACCGCGCAGAAAATAAAAGAAGTTAATGACTTCTCCGTTTTCGAACATTGGGGGCTGGGCGTTGATGGTTATCTCTACCTGATAGACCTGATACGCGGGAAATGGGAATCCGACGAGCTGAAGAAGCGAGCCATCGCGTTCTGGAACAAGTGCAAGCCGATGCAGAACGGGCCGCTGCGCTTCATGGCCGTTGAGGATAAATCTTCCGGTACTGGCCTGATTCAGTCTATCCGTAAGGGCGCTCTCTGCCCTATACGCGCAATACAGCGCGATCAGGACAAATACACCCGCCTCATGGATACGCAGGGCTGGATCGAGTCTGGTTACATACGGCTTCCGGCTTCCGCTCCCTGGGTAAGTGATTTCCTTCAGGAAATGGAGGGTATCAACGCCGCGTTTAACACTCACGATGACCAGCTTGATCCGATGATGGATGCCATTAAAGAGGCGTTTGACAGCGGCGCTACCCCTTACAACGAATGGTAAATTATGGCAGAGAAAGAAAACCAGGCGGCTAAGCCCCGCTTTAAATTAACCAACAGCGGCGGGGTCATGCCTGTTTTCGACAGCCTTTCTAATGTCGTCACAGGCATGGGAACAAACCGCGACCGTCGCTCTTATAACCGCTTCACCATTACCCAGCTCAATGATTATCTGGAAATGGAAGCCGCTTATTTCGATAACTGGATAGCGGGGGCCGTAGTCGATCACCCTGTAGAAGATGCCACACGAGAATGGCGAACCTTTACGGGTAAAGACGCGGCGAAAATTCATGAGGCAGAAAAAAAAATCGAGCTTCAGGAAAAAACACAGGCCGCTTTTACCTGGGCTGGTGTTTACGGTGGTGCTGGCGTTTTGCTGATTACCGATCAGGAGCTGGGCCGGCCGTTAGAACTGGACAAAATAAAGCAGGGTTCGCTTAAACGTCTGGTGAATCTCGACAGAACGATGATTTCCCCCTCCACCTACAACTATTCGGATCCGACCGCAGAAAACTACATGCGGGCGGAAACCTACCGGATAAACGGCGGGGTGCAGAACGTTCACCACAGCCATTTCATTATCGCGCCTGGTGAAGCCCTGCCGCCACGCTCGCGGTTGCTCAATAACGGATGGGATGACAGCGTATTAAGACGATGCATGGAGGATTTGAAGGACTCAGCCGCAGCGAAAGCCGGTATTGCGTCGCTCATTCTCGAAGCCAACGTTGATGTTATCTCCCGCGATAACCTGGCTACGGACCTTTCTTCGGGGGATATGGATCAATCCATCATGAACCGCTTCCTGAATTTCGGGATGCTGAAATCCATGTTCAGGCTGGCTCTCATGGACTCATCGGAAACCTTCGACCGCAAGCCGATTTCATTCGGTGGGCTGGGTGAAATACTTTCCGTTCTCATGCAATGGACAGCAGGAGCGGCCAAACAGCCTATGACGCGCTTATTTGGCGTGCAGTCAAAAGGCATGGGTGATTCTGGCGAGGGGGATGCGAAGAACTACTACAACCGTGTTCGTGGCGATCAGGAAATGAAGTACCGGAAATTCCTGAATCAGATCGACGAGGTTTTAATTCGCTCCACGCTGGGCGGTGCGCCTGACGACCTGAATTATGAGTTCAACCCTCTCGAAATTCCGACTGAATCCGAAGTGAAGGATCGCAATCTGGCAGAAGCCCAGACCGATGATTTACGCCTTCAGCAAAAAGTCATTCCGCGATCTGCTGTGGTTCGAAAACTCAAAGAGAGTGGCGAGTATGTTATCAGCGAAGAATTCCTTAAACGCGTTGAAGAGGACGAGCGAGCAGAAGCCGCCGGGGAGTTCCACTTCGATCTCGGAAAAACTGAGAAGGAGAATCCAGGAACAGGCGACACGCCGCCAGCCAATTCAGCCGCAGGCAATTAACGGCGAGCTGGAGAAGTATTACAACGGCCAGCTAAGGGCAATGATTAACCTGATGGCCCGAAGCGTTCAGGAAGCGCTGATCCCCGTACTCAAACGAAGCTATACCGCCGACAGTTTTCTCACCGACCTGATTAAAGCCGCGTTAAACCATGCCGCAGAGCGTTTTTATTCTGATGCCTATAACGGGCAGCAGGACAGGCTGGCGCAGCGCGTAGTTAGCCTGGCGGAGTCGGAAACATCGGCGGCGTTCGTTGAGCAGATTAACAGGGCACTCGGGGTGAATATCGAGGGGCTTTTGTCCCGTGAAAGCCTGGGTGATTTTTTCGATGCAGCGGTAGAGGAAAACGTGGCCCTGATTCGCTCTCTGTCGTCTGATTATTTTGACAATATCCAGCGGCAGGTGATGGACAGCATTTTGAGGGGAGACAGCGTTACCACTCTGACGCGCAACCTTCAGGCGGTCACAGGGGCAACGTATCGCAGAGCGGCGCTGATAGCGCGTGACCAGACGCTAAAGGTCACCAGTGACATTAACCGCAAGCGGCAGACTTCATCCGGTATCAGCCGTTTCAGGTGGTCAGATTCGAAGGATGCCAGAGTGTCAGGCAATCCAGCAGGGAAATATCCTCGCGCAAAAATAAAATGTTTTTACATTGCCAGAAATGACGTGGGCTACGGTCCTGGCGCTTATCTCTGGTCACGCGGTGCGATGTACAACGGGGAAACAGGGCTTTACCCGGGGCGCGCGCATATCAATTGCCGCTGTTCTGGCATTCCTCAGATACAGGGGCTGGATTACAAGTAAGTAACTCAGGAAAAAAAACATGCGGATCACGGTAACGGATCGGCAGTCTTTCCGCGTCGATTCTCAGCGAAAAACCCTTGATAACGGTTATCTCTCGGTACCAGGCAGGGTGGCGCGTACAGGTGTGCAGCAGTACACCGCGCAGGAACTGGGATTAACGGACAGGCAGCCGAACGAGTTAGTCAATGTCTATCGCCCACCGGAAGAAGTTTTTAAACCGGAAAGCCTCGCCAGTTATGACAACGCAGATATCACCCTTCAGCACCCCGACGATTTTGTCGATTCGAAAACCTTCAAAGAGGTTTCTGTCGGCCATGCCACGACCGCAGGGCGCAGATTTGGTGATTTCGTCGTTGTTGATCACCTGATTAAAGATCAGGCCGCGATAGACGCAATTAACGCGGGCACCGCCGAGCTATCAGCGGGTTATAGCGCTGAATACATCCGTCAGCCTGGTGTTGCCCCGTGCAGCACGCCTTATGAATTTATTCAGACTGACATTCTCGTTAACCACATAGCGCTTTGTGACTCCGCTCGGGCGGGGCATCTGGCGCGACTTTTTGATTCAAATAAACCACAGGAGCAAAAACCTATGCCACAAATCACCCTCGATAGCGGCGCAAAAGTGGAAGTGGCAGACCAGGCCACCGCCACGCTGATCCAGACCACGTTAGACAGCTTGATGACGCGGATCCGAACTGGCGATGAAAGCCAGGAAAAGCTTGAAGGAGAAATCGCCCAGCTTGAAGTGAAACTGGAGAAAAAAGAAGAAGAGCTGGAAGAGCTGAAAACGCAGACTTCAGACAGCGCCATTCAACAGCGCGTGGATCAGGTCGTTCCCACGCTGGGAGGTGCCCGCAAAATTGCAGGGAAAGGTTTTACCTGTGATTCGATGGACCCGCTGACCATTAAGCGCGTGGCGCTCGATGCGGCCGGTATCAAATGCAAAAAATACGCGACCTGGGATAAAGCGCCCGATGCGTATGTTTCAGCGTTCTTTGATGCGGCTGAAGAGCAAAAAGAAAGTGAGGATGAAAATCCTGACGATCCGCAGAACAAGAGCACCAACGATTCACATCGCCGTTTAGCCAACGACATGACCAACGTCATGACCCGTCAGACGGGTGATGCTAACCAGCAGCGCGTAAGCGCCCGTAATAACTTCCTTGACCAGCGCTACGGTCGCAACCAACAGGATAATAAATAATGGCTATCGCTCAGGATTCATTCGGCATGTTTAACGGCCTCGGTTATGAAGGCCAGGTATCCACTATTGAAGTCAATAAAATCGTCTCTCCTGACTGAAGAAGATTTTATCCCCTTCGGTCGTGCTGTGATCCGTGGTGAGGCTCGACGCTCTGTTGCACCTGTCATGGCTGATACGGAGGCGGCTGACATCGTGGGCTTTACGGTTCGCAGTCAGGCGCAGTCCAGCCCGACTCCACCAAATCAGGAGGGCATTTACGCCAGCGGCTACCGCGTCAACGACGTGGCCTCCAATCTGGAAGATGGCGCAATGTTCGCGCTGTGTGTGGATGGTGCTGAAGGCGGCGATCCGGTTGAGGTCATCGTAGATGATGAAGAAAACCTTGGTCGCCTGACGGCTGGCGGGAACGGTGTAGCGCTGAATCTGGTCAAGTGGGTGGATGATGTTGAAGCCGGGAAAATCGGTGAAATCCGCGTACACGGTCTGCTGTCGGTGGCGGCCTCTGCTGATACCAGCGGAAGCGACGGCAACGAAAATACTAACGAATAATTTAAAAAGGGAAATAAATAATGCGACGCAATATGTACGATATGTCTCCGACTGCGGCGATGGGCTTTCTTATCCAGCAGGCCGTTCACCTGGAGCAAAAGGTTTACGAAAAAAAATACCCTCAGTACAAATACACCCAACTGGTGCCGCTTGATGACTCTGCGCCTGACTGGGTGGAGTCTGTAGCGTTTCAGGCTACCGATGCGCGCGGTGAGCTGCAACTGTTAGGCCCAAACTCTACGGATATTCCGACCGTTGATGTTGCAACAAATATCGGGTTCCATCAGATCAAAACGGCGGCGCTGGGTTACACCTACACGCTTGAAGAAATTGGTCGTGCGCAGCTCTATGATATGCCGCTGGAGGCACGCAAGGCGGTCGCGGTTCGTGACGTAACAGAACGGGGGCTTAACAAAATTTATCTGTGGGGTCGTCATATTGGTGAGGGGCTTTATACCAGCCCAAATGTCACCCGTGAGGCCGCCACCGCCACGCTTAAGGAGTTGGTGGCCGCAATCCCTGATAAGGGTACACAGCCCATCATTGATTTCTTCGGCAACGCGCATAATCAGGTTTACCTGACCAATACCAACACGGTATTTCGTCCGTCTGATTTCGTGTTGCCACCAAAGCAAATGCAGCTTTTGATGCGCACTATGCTTTCCACCCATGACGCATCAAACTACACGCTGTTGCAGTTCCTGCGCGAAAACTTCCCTGACATGACGTTTACAGACGACATCATGCTCTCAACGGAAGTGAAGGATGATAACGGCCAGCCGGAAGAAACGCCGCTGGAAGAGGACCGTATGGTCGTCTACTGCAAGGATATGGAAGTGGTCAAAGGCCATGACGTTATGCCGCTTCAGTTCCTGGCTCCTGCCACCGCTGACAACGTGAATTTCAAAGTACCGGCGCTGACCCGTACTGGTGGTACTGAAATTCGCGTGCCTGGTGCTTTCCATTACATCGACGGGCTTTAATCTATGCAGACGTTAATTAACTGGACGAAAAATCCTCTCGTGGTCGTAGATGGAAACGGCGACCGCATCACTATAAAACCTGGTGAGGGAAAAAGTGTCTCAGGTGATTTCAAAAACCATCCGTGGGTGAAGAAAAGCCGCCTTGAAATTGTCAGCCAGGAGGATCGTGAAGAATCTGGTTATGACGCTGAACTGGAAGCCCTGCGCCAGCAGTTCCAGAACATTTTCGGCAAAAAACCACACGGTAACGCCAGCGCAGACACCCTCCGGCAGCAGATAGAAAAATGGCGTGAAGAGCAGGACTAAAACCCACCACTGACGGTGGGTTTTTTATTGGGAGTAAAACCGATGTTTAATCAGTTTTTTGTTCCCTCTGCCGTCATGCCTTCCTCCGGAAAAAACTCTGTAAAAATCACTGCGCAAATCGTGGCGAACTTCCGCGCGTATTATCCCGCCTTTTCGAATGCTGACCTCTGGCCTGATGACATTGTTATCCGTGCGCTGGAAGAGGCTGACGCAGAAACGGGGCCGCGCTGGGGAAAATACAGGGCAAAAACCGCATCGATAAAAGCCCGTGGGATGTATGCCTATGCAGCCCACAGGCTTCTTATGTGGAAGCGTGCCGAAGAGGAAGAAGACGCGGGGGCGCTTTATGCAGTGGCGTCAAAAAGTGTCGGGGATGAATCAACGTCTTTTGCCGTTCCATCGGTAACCACTGATGACCTGGTTCTTAACGGTGATCTGCCTATGACGCAGTACGGCGTGGAGTTTTTACGCCTGAGGCGTCGGGCCAGCGCGGGGCCAGCCATCGTATGAAAGTTAATTCAGAGGTTCGCGGCGGGGAAAAGCTGGCGAAAAAGCTGAAGCAAATACAGGACCGCCTGACCAGTAAAAAGCGGGTTCTGATTGGCCTGCCGGCAGGGAGCGGCGTTTATGAAGACGGTGCACCGATAGCCGTAATTGGTGCCGTTCATGAATTTGGTTCTGCTGATGGGCGTATTCCTGAACGTTCATTTCTGCGCGTGCCGTTGCGCCAGAACGTGGACAACATCAAAAAGGGGTTCGCTTCGCTATCCCGTCAGGTGACGCGGGGGGAAATTTCCGCTTTTCAGATGCTGGATCAGATGGGAGCGCGTGCTGCGGGTTATTGCAAGGAGGCGATTGAAACAGGGATTGCCCCCGCTAACGCACCGTCAACGATTAAACGCAAAGGCTCCGCCACGCCGCTTATTGACAGAGGCATCCTGAAAAACGCCATTACCCATGTAGTGGAGGACTGAATATGTACGGGAACGGGCTGGACATGCGCGGCCATGTCGATTCGACTTTCAAATCAAAGATAGAGGGGGGTATCTGGTTAATCCGTAAGGAGGGGGATTACAGCGGCCCTGGCGGGGTGTGGCAGGAAATGGAAACCGAACGCGAAGAACTGAAGCGCGTAAATGTCCAGCCCGGCAAATGGCGGGAAATAAACCTGCTGGTTGGCGAGGGCGGCGTGGCGGTAATCAGAGATTTCAGGACGGTCCATATCAACGATGGCAAAACGTATCTCATGCCTGATGAAAGCGGTGAGTATACCGACCAGCTTGAATTCAGCGACGGGGTAGTGATGCGGCGATGGCGCGTAATGACCGCCGATAATCGCCCGTGGCGTAATTTCTGCCGCGCCGTCGTTCAGGTCATCAGGGAACCCGTCACATGAGGGAGATAAGCGAACTCCACGAATTGTTGCAGGGGCTGGTTTCCATCTGCTCAGGTCTTGATAAGGGGCGAATAATCCTTGCGGACCAGGGCAGAGCACCACCAGCAGGAGGCGGATTGTACGCAACGTATAACCCGATACCGGTTAGGGCATACGGTCAGCCTTCACAGCGCCTTGAGTACATCGACGCACTGGAAGAACACGATGAAGCCCTGGGCGAAGACTGGCAGGATTTAGAGGAAATTACAGCGTCCTCCATGGAAATGATGCTTTCCGTGAATTTCTTCAACGAGGGGGCAGCGCAGGCGGCAATGATGCTACACAACGCTAACTTCCGTTCTCCCGTCAGCGATTTCCTGTTTATCCATCAACTGGGCTTCCGCTACGTCAGCAATCCCCGAAATCTCAGCACGCACTTTCAGTCAGGCATCCAGCCGCGCTGGCAAGCCGACATTCATCTTTTTGTTGAGCATGAAGTCAGCAGCAAGGTTTTACGCGCTGCGGGGTTCTCAATCGAACATTACATAGAGGAGTAAGGCCGTATGGCGTACTCAGTAGACAATATTATTCCGGTCAATGTGATTATCGGAGCGGCGGGGTTAGGGTACGCCGATTTTACGACAGCATTTGTTTTTGCCGATGCGTCAGATCTGCCTTCTGGCGAACCAGCCATTCTGACGGAAGGCGGGGAAAAGCTTCAGACCGAAAAAGGCGAACCACTGGCGCCCGAAATTATACCGATTACGGCACGCGGCGAAGCCTTTCCGGTTGATACGTACCGCGATTATTCTGGCGCGTCAGATATCGGAAAAGATTTCGGTACAGAGTCAGAAATTTTTCTGATCGCCACCCGTTATTTTGCGCAAATCCCTCGGCCTTCCTCGCTCACTGTCTGGATGAAAAATCCGGAAGATGAAAGCCTGATCGCCACGGTGAATAAAGCGAACGAAGCCGCCTGGCGCTACAACTACTTTTTCAAAACTGAAGATTTCAGTGATGAAAATCTACTGGTGCTTAGCGACTGGAGCGACACGACCGATCACCCTGTCTGGTACACCAACACGCAGGATGAAGTGATCGACCAGAACGAGACGGGCGATATCGTTTCTCGCCTGGCGAAAAAGGGTAATCGTCATATGCTGGTGGGCTGGCGCGCGCCCGAAGCGATAGAAATTGACCCGTCACAGGCGCACTCGATGGTTCAGGTTGCCGCCACGTTCGCTAAATTCCGTCCTAACGGCCTCAATACGGCGATTACGGCAGAGTATCAGGTTTTGCCAGGCATCGACGGCGACGAACTGACTACGAGCCACTACAACGCGCTGAAGGCGAAAAAAGCGGTGTTCTTCACTCCGGTAGAACTGGCGGGACAGAAAGATACCTGCCGCGTGATCAACAGCCTTTCAATGTCCTCTTACGGAGAATTCATTGATGACGTGATCAATATCGACGTGCTGAAAAATCACCTTCAGGTTGATGGTTACAATCATATCGCCAACGTCGGCACCAAGCGACCGCTGACCCCTCGCGGCTATGCGGGGTTGTTAAACGTGCTGACCGACACTCTCAAGCGCTTCTATAACAACGGCGTGCTGGGCGAGGGCAATTACACCGACGAGGAAACAGGGGAAGAGAAAACGTCTAAATTCGGTTATGTCATTTTGTCCAAGGCTGAAGACGTTCTCTCCCTCACCAAAGCGCAGCGCAAGAAGCGCGAATTCCCGCCAACAAAAATCCTCGTCAGTCTGTCGCGTGCAGGGCATGTGGCAGAGCTGAACGTTACAGTGGAGTAATGGACTATGGCAATGAAGAACTACGGCGCCAGCCACGCTGACCTGATTATCAACGGTCTTCCGATTGACGAGTTCGGTGATACGGACCCGCCGATCACCATTGAAGATATTGACCCCCGAGCCACCCTGAAACGCGGTATCGGTAAGACCTCCGTTCGCCTCGACGGGCCGACACGACCTAAGCGTTTATCGGTGAGTTTGATCCCTGGCTGTGATCAGGTCCGTCAGTTGTTGGCGCTTGAAAAGTCGGGCGTGGATTTTTTCTTTACCTTCCGGCAGCGCGGCACCGATGAAACCGTTGAAGCGTTTGATGGGGTGATGACTCAGCGCGGCGGGCTGGGGCGTGGCGGCAAGCAGAGCGCCAGCGATGAAACGTTTACGTTCGAGTTTGCGGATAGTGAGGAAACCTGATGGACCAGCAGCATATTAATTTCCGTATCGTGCTTGATACCTCTCCGGTTGAAACCAAACTGAACTACCTGAATTTGCTAGCCAGTGAATCAGCCTCGCTACCCCATAACAATGAGAATGTGGTGAAGCGCCTGATGGATGATGTCGTCTTTTCAAAGGCTTCAGTCACAGAAGGAAAGGATGGGGTGATGGAGCTGACTCAGACGGTAGATTTAGGGCAACACTTTAATGATGTGGTTGCTGGTTTATTAAGCATCGGGAGAGTTTAAACGATGAAACAATTTCGCATCCACAGCATGGTATTCCATCCAAATGGCCTGTTTGTTCAGGCCAATGTGATGTTCGATTTCTGGTTTTTCCTGGGTAAACATATTGGATGGGGGCGGTTCACAATGATCCGCCCCTGTGACGAGTTTAGCCCTGGCGGAGCAGAGTTTGAATTAGCTGAAATACTTCCGGCAGACGCGAAGCACCCTGATCCAAAAATTTCAGGTACAGGTGTTTTATGGTCTCGGCGGGAAGCGCTCGAAGCTGAGATGACAATGCCTCTTTACGCGGAGCACTTTCGTGTGACCTCTGTATTTGACGAAGTAGCTCAGAAAGTAGCGCTTCATGAAGCTGATAGTTCACGTTAGAGCGATCAATCAGGGCTGAAAGGCCACCATCTTTACGGATAAAGTCGAGCCCTTTGGCTGTTATTTCAGGAGGCATTAATAACATGTAAGCGTTATGGCCTCGCTTCAAATTTGCCTTAACTAACCCATGTTCTGACAGGTAGGTTATGTGAGCAATATAACCCTCGTCGCTACCAGAAATTTCAAGCAAGTCATCCTGTAACTCCTCGGTATCTAAAGAGGTGTAACTCTGCATCAGGCGCTCCAGCAAAGCCCTGCACATGCATAAATCAATTTCCATAAATATCCTTCATGTTCAGTTACCCAGCGAGGCACCGCTGGGCGCTGAACAATGGAGCATAACCACATTAAATATAAGGCTAACAAATGGCACGTAAAATTGAGATTCAGATTAATCACGAAGTTTATGTAGGCGATACAGCGCCAGCGCGGGATCAAGTTGAGATGTTGAGCATTGCTACACAAAATGGCTTGCTTCCATATCTGACCAAAGACGTTAAAGACATGACGATCGTTTCCGGTATTGCTGGGTTAAACACAATGACCTTTGAGCGACTTAAAGAACTGGTTATCCGTAAGGGGGATTTCAAACGAGCTTCGGATAATGTGCCGTTGAGTGAAAATCTCTTTCAGGACCAGGTTCATTTGTTCATGCTCTTAATGGGCCGCGCTCTGGTGGAGAATGTTGGCCCTTTCTGGAATCTCAGCAGCGACGAAAACACAGACGCCCCGACAGAAACGAGGTAACACGGGTTGACTGGTTTTTATGGCGTCCTTGTACGGGGATGGGGCAGCTTTGCCCGCCCCTTGCTAAGTGGAGTGATATGACTGACGGAACCTATAGCCTGGAAGAGGTTCAGTTGATGCACGATGCTATGGACGACATTTACGATGCTGCTGAGAAAGCAAAAACTTAGTTTAACCACTCGTTTAGTAAGTGTTTAAGATTGGGCTGATAATTCAAGAGACAATATTCTTTTTCATGGAGGATATATGTCTTTTAAAGCGTCGCTTAAAAATATCGTATCTACTTTATTTCTTATTGCCGTTCTTCTCTTTTGTTTGTCTTTAGCGGCTTTACTGCTTAAAGATTTATATGTAAATAAAATTAATGGCAATGTTGAAATTATACTGATTTTTCTTTTTTTACTGGCTTCGTATCTATCACCCTCTATTAATGCGTTTAGTAGAGGGCATAAAGACAGAAAGGCAGTATTAGCGCTTAACTTTTTTTTGGGTTGGACAGCGATTGGATGGGTCGGCTCTTTGATTTGGTCTTTTACAGGGCCGAACTTAAAAAAGGAAAGGTTAAAAGAAAGTTATACTTCTAGAACCTGTCCGCATTGTGCGGAGCTAGTAAAGATAGATGCCAGGATATGTAGGTTCTGCCAACGAGAGCTTTAAACAGACAAAAAACCGCTTCGGCGGTTTTTTTATGGAGTCAAAATGTCACAGGCAAACGCATCTGATGTCGTTGATAGTTTATTCGTATCGCTCGGAATAGATTTAGATGACAAGAGTTTTAAAGCCGCGACCAATACGGTAAATGGACTAAAATCTGGTTTGGTTCAGTTAGGAGCTGCGGCGGGCGCTGGTATAGGGTTTAGTTCGGCAACATTTGGATTAGCGAATAAAATTCAAGAGCTGGAACGGCTTGGCAAGATAACTAACTTTACTACAAAGCAAATCGAAGGGTTACAGTTTGCTTTGAAAAAGGTTGGTGTATCTGATGATAGTGCAGCTTATTCAATAGTCCAAAAAATCCCTTCATTGCAACAATCGGCACGCGAAGGGCGTTTGAATGACCAGGCGTACTTGAACGGGGCATTCAATCCACAGCAGTTTGCTAATTTGAATGGGCAAGAGGCCATTCAATATCTGGTTGAATCCTACTCCAGAATGAACACTGATCAGCAGAGAACTCTAAGAGGGGGTGTTGGTTTAGGTGATAATGATCCACTTACTCGCTTGCTTGAAACAGGAGTGGGTGGCTTTAAAGAAATTAACGAACAATTTGAGAGGATGTATAAAGCAATAGATCCAGCCCTTTCAGAAAATGCACAAAAACTTAATGATGAATTGTCGATTTTATCATTAAATTTTGAAAACTTGAAAAAGGCCATCGGTGGGGATCTTATTGGTCCGTTGTCCAGCCTTACGGCAATAGTTAATGATTTAATGCAGAAGTATCCTGATGAAGCTAAGTATGCATCATATGCTGCTGGTATCGGTGGTACTGCTGTTGTATGGAAAACGATTGGTGCATTGTTTGGTAAACAGGCGGCGACTTCCTTTGGGTCTGGATTATTAGCTCACCCTGTAATTGCTACTATTCTCGGCATCATCGCGCCTGGAAATGCCTTTGTGGAGAAAGAAGACGCTCAGGCCATGAGTGATCCAATAAAAAACTGGCAAAAAAGAAACCCAGGTAAGGCACTCCCTTCCGGAACGGTCGACTGGAAAGAACAATATCTTCAACAACTGGAGGGAGGCGGCAGATCAAAAAACGAAAGTGATTTCCTTAACTTAATTTCTCAGGCGGAAGGGACATCAAACTATGCGAATAATGGGTACAACACCCTGTTTGGAGGTGGTCAATTTTCCGATTATAGCGATCACCCACGTCAGTATTTTGAACACAACGGCACACGCACATCAGCTGCTGGCCGCTATCAAATAACTGCTGGTTCATGGGACGACGCGGTGAAAGCACTCGGCCCGATGGATTTCTCTCCAGCCAACCAGGATAAAGTTGCTCTATGGCTGGCGCAGCGTGCGGGCCAGGGCGATAACATTCGTAACGGGAACATCACCGGAGCGGCTAACGGGCTTGGGCAGGTCTGGACGGGCCTGAATTCTTCTGCTGGACAGAATGCACTGGCAGGGTACTACGCCAGCGCAAACAGCATTCCTCAACCAGTTAACTTTTCGGGTGGTGCTGGCGCCCGTTTGGTTACCTCAAATAACAATATCGTTATCAATGCGAGTGGCGCGAATGCGGAAGAAGTCGCTGATATCGTCTTCGGACAGGTCGCGGAAAAAACCAGCCAGGCTACAGCCCACCTTTCAACGGATAAATTCTGATGGCAATTACCGGACTGTTTACACGTAACAGGCCGCAGATCGGAAATCTGTATTTTGACGCTCTGCTAAAAGAGAGTACCGAGCTGCGTACAGACGTGAGCGAATTCCCGCTGGAAACGGCTGAAACTGCGCATGATAACGCGGTGACTCGTGCGCTTGATATCACTATGGAAATAGGGGTTTCCGATAACTGGTATCGAGGTTTGATTGCGCAACAGGAGGAGCTGGCACAGCCGCTTGTAAATATCGGAGGAGGGCTGACAGCGGGGGTGGCTGCATCGCTAATGTCAGGGCGTACCGCTGCGCTTTCTGGTATCGCGGCAAGTGTAGGGCTGGCTGTCTACCAGAGCAGCCAGGGAACCACTCGATCACAAAGCCTCCTTGAGCAGTTGCGCACTATTCAGCGAAATCATGAAACCTTTGATCTGGTTGCCAGTAAAGGGGCGTCTTACAAAAACTGCCTCATTACCAGCACCCGAACGGAGATAGACAAGGAAACTGAAGGCGGCTTGATCATCGTCGAGGATATGATGCAGCTAACAATCATCCACGACACGGTTGAAGAAACTAACGCCAATTTGCCATGGGGGGACAGTGTTACCACGCAGGGGCAGCGTGAATTTTCCGGAGGGGAAGTCATTACCGAAATTGTGGAGGTAGCATGATCGTCATTCCGCTATCCAGTGGTCACGCATTCCAGCGTTTTCGTATTCAGCTCGGATCGCATTATCTTGTTTTCCGTCTCCGCTGGCTTACCCGTTTTGAATACTTCTGCGTGGATATTCTGGAAAACGGCGAGCCGGTAGCTCTTGGGCGTGCGCTGCATCCTGACGTTAATTTGCTGGCTGGCCTGAATACTGACATTGGCGCGTTATACCTGAGAGGTGAAAGCCCTACAGTCAGTAACCTGGGCCGCGATAATAAACTTGAATGGGTTTCTCATGAGCAGATTGTTTGACAGAAATTACCTGCTTGAAATCACCACCACCAGCGGAGAAGTGCTGACCTATGCCCCGCCTATTGAAACGCGCTTTCTGATTGATAATTTTCCGCAGCATGCGAATGCGACAGCGGGAATTACCATATTTGGCATTTCATCACGAGCGCGTGAACTGATACAGCTGCGGGATGATGCAAAAAACAATTATGGAACAGTCACCCTTAAAGCTGGTTATGGTGATGATATCGGCCTGATATTTACGGGGCGAATCAATAATGTCCAGGTGGCAAAGGATGGCGTAAGCACCTGCATAAAACTCTACTGTACTGCAACGTCTACTGAGTGGGATGCCTCATCCTATAAAACATGGGGTGATAACACGCCTTATCAGGAAGTCATCAGGGATATTGCCGAAGGGCTGGGGGCACCCGTGGAGTTTGTCGGTGACTTCTCAGATCTTCCAGTGCTGATCAGGGGCCGCAACGCTGGTGGAAAACTTTGCCGCGTTCTTCTGGACGAGCTGAAACAATTTTTCCGATTCTGGTGGCTCCATACCCCCACGCGCACAATCATTATTCGCGAGGGTGCTGCGCGGGAATGGGTGGAGCATGACATTTCAGCGCTGAGTGGTATGGAGGGTGCCCCGCGCTGGTATGCGAGTTCGCTTGAGGTTGACGTAAAGCTGAACTATCAGCTTCAGCCAGCGGACGTGATGAATGTTACCTCTCGTTTCTGGACCCTGAATTTCAGCCTTGCCTATTTCTCTGACCTCCAGAACCTGGCTGAAAAACAGCGCAGAACAGGAAAATTCACCATCCTCAGAACAACTCACGAAGGATCGCTCTGGGGGAATACCTGGAAAACGACCGCAATCTGTTTGTGGCGAGGAAGTTGATATGAAGGACACAAACCCCTTTCTCACAATGTTGTTGCAACTCAGGCCACAACTTTTATGGGATCTGATGTTTTGCTTGCCTGGTAAAGTGACGGGATATGATCCCGATTTGCAGCGTGCAACTGTTGAAGTGGGTATTCAGAGGCATGAGGGCGAGGGGGTGTTTAATACTCTCCCTGAGATCAGACATGCACCGGTTCAGTTTTCAGGGTCTGCTCAGTGGTCTGTTTTTCACGAACTACCTGAAGGGACCGAAGGACTGATTCATTTTTCCCAGCGCTCTGTTGATTACTGGATTGAGCAGGGCGGGCCTGTGCGTCCCCTTGATGCGCGTATGTTCGATGCGACCGATGCTTTCTTTGCCCCAGGCTACCGCTCACGCGCCACCAGTATTTCAGGCTTACCCACTGACGGTATCGGCATGAGCAACGCTAGCGGCTCTGTGCGGCTTCATCTGACTGATGACGGTATAAACCTTAGCGCCGGAGGGCAAACACTCTCGCTGTCCTCTGGTGGGCTTCAGCACAACGGGAAGAATATCGGCTCAACGCATAAACACGGTGGCGTGGCTTCTGGGGGAAGCAAAACAGACGGCCCTGAATAAAGTGACACAATAGATACAGAAAAAACAAAACCCCTGAACGCGCCAACGTCAGGGGTTTTTCATTTCTACATGTGGACAATTAACAAGGAGTAATTGTGTGTGAATTATAAACGAATTCTCATGAGGTTTACCATGAAAAATGGACTTGAACTTGAAGCACCCGTAACGAGAGAAATAGGCATCGCCACCGCGCTGGTGATTAAGTCAGCGGCATTGTGTCTGATTCTTTATGGTATCGCTCAGTTTATCAACGCCGTTCGCTGGTGGTAGGAGGAATACGTGATCCGTAATTTCTCAGACGGCGATATTGTGACAAGTGGCGATCACTTCGTTACCGGAAAAGAAGAAACCAGACAGGCCTGCATTTGCAGGCTTCGTCTTTTTTTGGGGGAGTATTTTCTCGATGCCACTGATGGTACGCCGTGGTTTCAGAGCATTCTCGGTAAGTCCTCCCGCGATATCGCTGAGGCCAACATAAAACAGCGCATCCTTTCCACTAAGGGCGTGCTGGCGATCAACACGTTTGATATGGACAGCGACACCAGAAAACGTACGTTCACGATTAGGGCCACGCTGACCGACATCAACAACGAACAGTTCGAATTCCTGTACGACAAGGATCTCTAATGGCTGAAATAACGAAACACGGCGCGACGGGAACGACCCTTCAGGAATACAAAGACGAGGTGACTGAAAAATACCTCGGGATAGACAGCGGCTGGAACCTGTCGCCAGAAACCCCTGACGGACTGGCGATCGCTGTCTGGTCAGAGTTATTCGCTAACCTGGATGAAGAGGTGATTAACGCCTACCACTCAGCAGACCCGAACGCGGCAAAGGGGCAGCAACTGGACCGCATCGCCGCGTTCGCGGGGCTACAGCGCCAGCCTGAAAGCTTCTCAACGGACGTTGTAGAGTTTGAGGGGGACGGGCTAATCGAAATACCGGCGGGGGTGAAGGTGCGCCATCGCGTTACAGGCACGCTCTGGTCCACGGATGCGAAGGTTATCACCGATACCAGCGGAAAGGCGTCCGTCAGTGTTACCTGTACGACCGCAGGCGCGGAGAGTGCCAACCCAGGCACACTCACCATCATTGCTTCGCCAGTGGCCCGTATACGCACGGTGACGAACACTCAGGGCGCCAGCCTTGGGAAAGCTGAAGAGCGCGATAACGCCTTTCGGGTGAGGCGAAATTACTCGGTGGCGCTGCCTGGTAATAATCAGATCGACAATATCAAAGCCGCACTGGATAACGTCACAGGCGTTAAACAGACGCTGGTTCATGAGAATGTCGAGAACGAAACGGATGAACACGGCGTATACGGTCACTCCATGGCGATATTTATCGACGGCGGGGAAACTGACGCTATCGTGCTGGCGATGGCCACACATAAAAATCCCGGCTGCGGCCTGAATCGCTATAACACCTTCCCGAATAAAATCAGCGTGGACACGTTCACGCCGAAAGGTCAGCCCGTAAATATCACGTTCTTTCGCCCTGAGTACGTGGCCGTTTATGTCCAGGTTGATATCAAAACCAGCACGCTGGGCGAGGATGAAAAGGCGACCATTAAAGAGGCCATCGTGGATTACACGCTGGTGGGCTTTGATGAAACTACGGGCTTTGCAAAGCAGGGCTTTCGCATCGGTGAGGCACTCGCAGCAGGGCGGCTGTACACCCCTGCAAACTACTTTGTCGGCGCTGATGATTACGTCAGCAACATTTCTATCGGTACGGCTGCAGGAGAAGTTAACAGGAGCGTGATCCCCGCTAAGTTCAACCAGCTCGGCGTATTCAGCCCGGAGAACATCACGATAAATTATGTCTGAATTCAGTGATAAGGCGATAAGCCGAATTTATCAGGAATACAAAAACGCACCGAAATTGATCGAGTGGATTTTGTCACTTCCTGATGTGGCACAAAGTCGGCTCGTTGAGCAGATAGAGAAGGTCCGTAACATTCTGGATATTGATAAAGCGGAAGGTGAGCAGCTCAATATCTGCGGACGCATTGCCGGATACCGTAAAAGGCCAGTCGGCCGATTTTATCCAGGCTGCGAAGTTGCTGAAGTGGATGATGTCCTTTACCGGAAAATGATAAAGGCCAAAATCTGCAAGAACAACGGGATCGCCACCATCGACGATGTGAAGGCGGCAGCGGATTACATCCTTGACGTAAACGCCACCGTGCTCGATGCGCAGGACATGACCATGCGGCTGGTATGGCATGAGGACACGGTAAGTATTGCGGTTCAGCAACTGGTGGAGGACTACGACCTGATCCCCCGACCGCAGGGCGTGGGCATGCGAAAACACCGCGTCATAAAACGCAAGCCGTTTGGATTCGGGCGGCACAACAATAATTTCGGCAATGCGCCGTTCTGGTACGGCGACGGAAGACCGCCAGTCTATTACTACGGCTCGATCACAATTAGCTGGGCTGACGGCATTCTCTCAGGGCAAATCATCGTCAATGAGCTGGATGTTTCCGATCAGGACGTGACGGTCATCATCACGGGCGAGGACGGTGCCCAGCGGGTACAGCGTGCTGTAACCGATGCCGAAGGAAAATTCTCTCTTTCAACAATCACGCCACCTGCAACGGTAGTGGCACGAGCGCTTTTGATCACCCTCGATTGTGAGGTGCTTGAACTTGAATCTGAACCACTCAAAATAAACTAAACAGGAGCCAACAATGGCAAATAAAAAATTACCTGGCGGCCGTAAAGCCGCGGGGCGGGTTTCCACGTCCGCAGAAAAGCTGGTTTCACTCAAAGCGGGGGCGGTCGGGGTCGCGATTTCAGAACTGCCGGCAGCGGAAGAATTAACGGGGGCTGAACGTTTCCCTGTTGTACAGGGAAAAGAGACGCGCGGCGCGACTGTCGAGCAGGTTAAAAACCTGATTCCGGCAGGAGCCGCGGGGGAATCAGCGTATGAGATATGGGCCAAAGCCCAACCGGAAGGAGAAGACACCAGCGAAGCCGCCTATCTGGAATTCATGCAGGGCAAACCAGGCAAAGATGGTGAAAATGGCGCTGACGGGCTTTCGGCATACCAGATTTGGGTCGAGGCTCAGGGGGACGCTGAAGATACTTCTGAAGCGGCATATCTGGCCTTTCAGGAAGGCAAACAAGGCAGGGAGGGGGAGAATGGCGCTCCAGCCTATGACGTGTGGGTAATGCTCCAGCCGGAAGGCGCTGATACCAGCGAAGAGGCCTTTATAGATTTCATTTCAGGTAAACCTGGCAAAGACGGTGAAAACGGCGACGATGGCTTATCGGCATACCAGATATGGGCCGAAGCGCAGGATGAAAGCACAGATACGTCAATGGAGGCGTACATCGCTTATCAGGCAGGAAAAAGAGGTGAAGATGGAGCATCAGCATATCAAATCTGGCTGGATGCGGGTAACGAGGGAACCGAAGATGATTTCCTTGAATGGATGAAGGTAACAGCCAGTGTGGAAATTGACCCTGTTGCAACTAACATCGTGAAAATGAATTCAAACGGTCTTTACGTTAACGGTTCGCATCCTGTCATTCCTAAAATGGTATCTGCCACCCTTAATGGGGAGCTTTATTTTCACAACGACCTGCCTGATGGCACAGATATGTTTTACCAGACTATCAGCCTGGAAAACCCGCTGGGTATTACGCAACTTGGTGGCGTCTCGCTGTCGACGTGGTTTAGCTTTGAACCTGCTTACTTTTATCTGGACGGAAACAATGTTCACGTTCCTTATCAAATTTATCCGGTAGAGAGAAAAATCTCATCCTCAGCCGTGGAGCTGGCATTCCTCGTAGTGATGGCAGCGACACCGAAGCGTGCTTTCAAACTATCGGATCTCACAGAAGTGCAAATCGCTGAAGGGGCGAAATTACCATTTAAAACGGCCGTTCAGATGTTAATAGGCACAACCCTTTCACAGAATGGAATGGAATAAGAGGTCGTTATGGATCAGGTATTTTTCCGCGTGCCGTTCGCGTCAAACGGCGATACATCCACCATCCCTGAAACGGTAACCACTGACGGCAGCGTGAACTGGCCGCAGGGCTGGCCTCTTGATTACGAAAAGGATCTGGACGCAGACGCGCATGCTAAGGCAGTAGAGCGTGAGGTGATGAACTTCATGTTCAACGCCGTTACGGTCGCGTTGCGTCAATATCAGTCTGCGGCGTTCCCCGAGTACATCACCGCAGCGGATAACAACGGAACGGCATTTCCTTATTCAGCGGGGACTGTTGTACGTTATCGTGCAACCAGTGCAGATTCGTTCGAAAATTACGTTTCGCTGGTGAATAACAACACGGCCACACCCGGGGCAGATGCGTCAAAGTGGCAGGAGTTTATGTTTGCTGAAGCCACTGAAGCCGAAACCGAAGAAGGGAAAAGCGGAACCGTCATCATATCTCCACGACGCCTGAAAAAAGTCACGGATGCCCTTGAAGATAAAATAGGTGATTCAGTTGCGCCGTTTATTCTGCCTGTTGGGGCAATAATCATGTGGAGTGGTGTGGTAGCACCGGAAGGCTGGCTTGAGCTTAATGGGCAGTCATTCGATACGGTTAAAAATCCTGAACTTGCCGTACAGCATCCTTCTGGCCGCGTTCCGGACTGGCGTGGCTATGTTCCAAGGGGGTGGGCTCATGGTTCAGCAGCAGACTCGGAGCCAAATCGTGAGATTGGGAGTTTGCAGGAAGATGCCATTCAAAATATTACTGGTGGCTTTCCTGCGGATATAGGTCAGTCAGCAATGATCAACAACCCTAATCTGGTTTACGGGGCCTTCTACGACAATGGGCCAGCGGGTCCTGGTGACAAAGGAAATCAGAATAATGAGGTCAGGAAATATGTTTTCGATGCTTCCCGCGTAGTAAGGACGGCGACAGAAACCCGCGTTAAAAACGTTGCCACGATGTTCATTATTAAAACGGATCAGGCGGAGTCGGACAACAATACGGATCTTCCCACCGCGGTTGTTGTCTCTCCCTCCACAGTTGTTATTGAACAAGGAAAACAACAGCAATGCACAGCATCAGTTCTTCCCGCATCTCTGGCTTCCTCATATCCGGTGTCCTGGTCTGTATCTGACGCCTCACTGGGTAGCGTGAATGAAAATGGGCTGTACACCGCAACTGCTGGCAAGAGTGGGACGCAAACTGTTATTGCGTCCATTTCTACAGGCCTGACTGCCACAGTGACGATAACCCAGCATATTTTTCTTGAATCCATTGTCATCGGGGCAATACCGGAGCTGGTAGATAATGGAGAAACCTATACGCCATCAGTTGTTTTTAATCCCACAAATTACTCAGAACCACTCGAATACAGCAGTGCTGATAATGCGGTCGCATCTTTCTCGGGTGGGGTGGTCTTCCCCAATGGTCAGGGTAATTCAGTTCTGACCATCAAAGGCACCTATTCAGAAGTTACGGGTTCCCAGAAGGTGACGGTAGTTCAGGCTGAGGTTATCGAAGAATTTCTTCGCATCGAAAGCCAGCTTTCTGAAATCGCTGATGCGGGTGAAGATGCCCAGGAGAAAGCGCGCGAACATCTGGGTCTGGGCGAACTGGCCACCAAAGACAGCCTGAGTGCGGAAGATGTCGGCGCTGCGCCAATGGCCTCGGAGTCATTACCAGAGGACCAGGACCTGGACGAACTCACCGCACCAGGCGATTACTTCCAGAGCGTCAGCAGCAACGCCACCGAAGAAAACCACTATCCTGAGGAAACTGCGGGGGCTGTGCGCGTTATTGCAACAGGCGCGAGCGAAGGGGCTTGCCGACAGTTTTACTGGCCTTATAACTCAACTAAGGAGTATCGCCGTTGTGGTTATGGCGATCCACTGATGTTCACTCAGTGGGATGAATTTTAGGATATCTCAAAACTTATTTTTAGCTTCAAATCAATCTGAAGTAAATAATCATTCAAGTTGATGATTTTAATATGTTTATGTAAAGCAAACCCAAAATATAGCCATGGCAAAAGCAGGTCCTATGTCTATTAAGTAACCACCCACCACGGAGAAGGTGCGCTTTCCAAAATTTTTACTCACTTCGTACGGGGCCTGGCAGATGTCGGCAGGCACCCGGATTATCGTTTCCTCTGAAGGAATTGAATGTAAGTGCAAAATGGTCGGTATTGCAGATTTAACGTTTATAAAACTAATCATGCCAATAATCCAGTTTTGAAAAAAGCAAGAATATTCCTGCGAGAACGATAACTTATTCTAGGCGCAAATTCATATAATACCTTGTCACTTGGAAAGTGTTTTTTTTGTGATTTGAAGAGGCTTAAAATTATAAAAATATTTCAAAAAATGCAGTGTTGTCATATATTCTCTCTTCAGGGAATATGTCAATGAAAGGTTTTTATTTTGATGATGGTGATATTTACAATATGTTAAGCTATCAAGTGTTTACTTTAGATGGTTACATGAATCATGAGCATGTAACTAGCTGAATCAACTGATTTATTGGCTCTATTGTAGTGTTAAATTCTTTTTTCTGTTGTGTTTTTTGGTTTTATATTCTGTGTTTGTGTTTGGTTGATATTTTTGCGATAAATAAACCTGAAATGAACTGAAAGTTATTTTTTTTGTGACGGACATTAAGATAGATGCTATTTATATTTTGATTCTCATGATGTTCAACGTAAGTATTTATTTAACATGGAGTAAATTATGAGTGCTAAAATTCAGAATCAAAAAAATGTAGATACATTAATGACAACAAGGTGGGAGCAAGAACATCCATATAATTACCAATTAAAACATGAAGGGCAAGATATTGCCTCAGCGCCTGTGGGATGTGTTGGAGTGGCGGGGGGGCAAATAATGGCATTCCACCGACATCCGTTGCGAGGAAAAGGTATCATTTACCAACCAACAGCTAATTTTGAACTCGACATTGAAGGGTATGAATATGATTGGGATGGGATGAAAGATAGGTTGGCATATAACAGTGACCAAAGAAATATTGATGCTGTTTCAAATTTACTACATCATTGCCACATTACCGCCAACACATCCGGAGCTTCAGGGCATCCAGATAAGATGTTTGCCGCATTTGTAAATAATTTTGGATATGATAAACATATCGGATTTATTGATTTGGGAGGGCCAGGTAAAAACTATATAGCGTACGATGAGGTTCAAAGTCTTATTCGGGATGAGTTAGATGCCGGGAGGCCTGTTCAAGTATCAATACCGGGACATGCAGTTGTATGTGATGGGTATCGGGAAGATGGATTTTTTTCATTTAATTACGGGTGGGGAGAGCGAGCAAGATGGTATACTTTTGATAACAGTAACAATGGATGTAATCCTGTGACTGTATACCTAAATATTAGACCTGAATGTAAAAAAAACATTACAGTTGTAGATATTGAACTCGATAGGGATACATTGAATCCTGGGCAATTGGCGAACGCTACTATTAAGTTAAAAAATCTTTCTGATAAGAATGTCCGTGGTGAAATTAAGCCATGTTTGGTTGATTTTAATAAGATAAGACGTAATTATGTTTCCTCTCCTATTTTTGTTGAGATTGAAGGAAATGATACAGCATCTTTAAATATTTCGTTGCCAGTACCTGGCGACGTTAGTTTTGGTGATCGGAGTTTAGCGATTCTTTTTACAAATGAAGAGGGGAACGATACTGTTTATGTTGATAATGATAAGGGTGATATGCTACTTTGTAATATAAAAGTAGATAGAGTTATCTCCTCTGAGTTATATCTTAATGATGCAAAAGTTCCACTATCTGTTACAGAGGGAGAGGAATTTGAGATCTCCATGACAATAAATAGTGAGGTTGATAAAACCTGCTTTCTTAAGTTGTTGTTAGTTGATAATTATACCAATGCATATCAATGTGTCGGAAAAAAAACAATTGAGGTAAATATTGGGCATAATGAGCTGATATTTGATGCTGATTTCACTGATGTTAATCCTCAAAGTAATCATGCTTTAGTTGTAGTTGAGGGAAGCGAAGGCGAAAGCATATCATCTTATAAAATGATTGCTTCTGGTGAAGTTATCAATAAGTTTGACATTTATGTAAAAAATAAATACCTAACTTATACTAGTGATTTCACACTCAATACAAACCTAGACACTTCCAATAAATTTTATGCGGATAGTAGGTACCCTCAGGAATTTGTTATTGAATTTCATCGTGAAATTTCAAGCTCGCAATATTTTATTTTCTACTTGATAGTATCTGATCAAGACAATAACATTATTAGCAAAAGTTCCCAGGGGATTATTATTGATTCCGGGGATAACAAAGTTGTTTTATTTAGCCCGTTGCTAAATTTGCCGAAATTAAAGAGTGATGAGAGCGAAATTACTAAGGAATTTTACGTTCAAGTTGCAGTAGATGATGGACCGGATTATAGTTTGAATGTTCTAACTCCTAAAGATTTAACGGTAAATAATCCAGCGTCATTAGTGGCGCACTATAGGAACAATTACGACTTTATGTTCCTGTCTAAGAGTATTGAAGTTAAAAATAAAGAGTTTTTAATAGGTGATGAGTTTGCACTTCCTATCTCATGGCTTATGGTTGGGGAGAATTATAAATTTAATGGTGATGAAATTGTTACTGCCATTGTTTACTTGCAGGATGATGATGGTGTTAAAATTGAAATAGGTCGTGAAAGATATTTAATTAATAGATATATAGAAAGAGAATTTGTCATAGATTGTAAAATCGTCGATGCATTAGAGCGGAGAAAATATAATCTATTTGTCATGGTTTGTGAGGCAATGAGTGAAAATGGCCCTGCAAGAGAAAGAATATTAGGTATTACAGATGATGTAATAAGTATTTTGGAGGTTGAAATCAAATGA